AAGCTACAAGACTGAACTCACTACTATAGAGCGTGTACTCTCTGCCGATTCTGAACTAGTTAAAAAGATGAGCCAGAATGTTACATGGATAGCTAATGCCAATTTTGAAGCGGCTCAGATTGGGGCTCACATCTCTGCTGAACAGCAGCCCCTAATAGACAAGCTTGTTGCCGAGGGAATGAATGAGAAACAAGCCATACGTAAGGTAAGGCAAACCCACCCTATGCTAGCCGCTTTGCCGTGGAGAAATCCCTTATCGTCTGCTCCTACTTACGTCACTGGGCCTGAAGCAATAGCAGCTAGAGCAGAAGCAAGTGTTACTGGGGATTGGAAGCCTGTCTGGAAAGCATATCTAAAGCATACGGGTGCAGGCGATGTACGAGATATAATCGATGTATTAAAGGCACGACAGTCATATGCAGTAGAGCTAGGCTTGTCTACTATGCCTGCTGGCAGATATGGGTCCTCAATGGATATTGCTGCTAGGCTTTTTGGGGCTACAGAACTAGAGGGCCGTGCAGCAGCAAAGGCTTTTGGAGCAAGAGAATGGCACAGGTCTTTAGAAGATGCCATTACAGAGGCCTCTATCTTAAGAAATGCTGTTGCCAGAACTGCAGATCTGCAGCATATAGCAGAAGGTACTGAGCATGGTAGAGCACTCATTCGCATGTATGAGAAGGGTGGCACGGGGCCACTAGCCAAGGAAGTAAGGTACCAAGCTCTACAAGATATCTTATACAAGCAGGGAGAGAAGGCTCAGGTTATCCAGCAACTTGATAGAGCCTTTCAGGATCTTGCAACAGAAGGGGTAGCACACCGCACAACTGGTGTGCGCAAAGCTGTTCCACTAGAGCTTGTGTCTAGAGCAGGCGAGACAGAGCATGTAACAAGGCAAGCAGCACAAACCAGACCCATCTATGATATTGCAGATATAGTAGAAGATATAAAAGCTTCTGGCAGATATACGCACACAGACATAGATGATGTATCAAGGTCTATGATTGATGCTCTTTCTAAAGGCGGAGGACTTAGAGAGGGGGCGCATGGTGTGGAGGTCGCAAGCGCCGATGCGCTGCAGAACCTAAGTGCCCAATATCTAAGCCGGCACGGAAGAGATCTAGAGCATAACTATATTAAGCAGATACTCACACAAGACGATAAAGCTATAACTAAGTTTTTAGGACAGCATGGTATGCATGAGCTGCCCAAGCTCCCCTCTGCTCTAAAGAGGGTAGGGCTAGGTAGAACAAGCAGTATGACTGAGCGATTGGCTAAGATTCCTAGTGGGGGAAGAACACTAGCAGCCTTTGCTGCAGGAATGGGTGCGCTTGGCGTTATGGATGTTATTAAGAATGGTCCAAGACATCAGCGAGGAGGTCCTGAATCTCTCCGCACCATGAACTACCAAGTATGGCTTGAGGGACAAGGAGAGTTTTACGGAACTAGAGATCCTAGGAAGACAAAGCGAGCAGGGATGTCTCCTACTGGTATCGCAGCTATGGGCAAGAGAGCATTTACTGATTTTGGATCTCCTTATAGAGGGCCTGTATATTCTAGTCATGTGTTTGAGCAACAAGAGCTTCTAGATGCAAGGGAGAAATACTTGCGTTCTTCTTTTGGTGCTAAGCATTACGATCCTGTGAATGGTCTCTTTGGTAAGGTGCAACAGATATGGCCTTCGCTTGGGGTCAATACGTCGGGACATTCCTTCTTGACACAAGATGTTCAAAGAGCAGATCCATCCAACTATGCAGGGTTACAGGGAGCTGGTCTCCAGAAAGTAAGTTTGTCTGAAGGAAACTGGAAGGTAAAAGTAGAAGATGCTGACACTATTGTTGTTCAGCGGGGTGGTATACGTGGTGCAATAGCAAGTTTCTTTGGGGCCAACAGGGGATTCAGCTTCCGCCTTGCAGGTATTGATGCTCCTGAAATAGTACACGGCAATGGTATATTTAATCTTAAGGGCTCCTCTATGCAAAGCCAGCCTAAGGGCGAGGCTGCAAGAGTAGCTTTAGAAGCCATGATAGGCAAGACAGGTAAGCTTGATCTTGTCTTTGATCCTACGAATGTAACCTATGGCCGTATGGTAGGTGCCGTCATTGGTGATGGGCAGAACCTTAACTTTGAGTTAGTTAGGCGTGGTATGGCTGGGGCACTTCCTTTCTATAAGAAGGGTACTGAGCCAATGATTGATTACCATTCTCTTGGTAGAATTGAGAAGACTGCCCATGGTGCTCAAGCAGGTATGTGGTCTGAGCCTTTCTTCCAAGCTGCTTATGATGTTACCGATGCAGCTGGTAGCAGAATTACGTGGGCAACCTTTGCCAATACAAATAAACTAGTAAAGAATAGCGCCACCATGTCAGGTGGCGCACTGATGATGAACGCACAAGCACAGGGTTTCTATAGCACTGCAGATAGCATAGCTGCTGCAGAGATTGGAGCAAGAATAGGCAAGCTTGGCTTTAGTGACGATGCTAGAAGTTCAATGCCTATGCACTATGCGCCAAAAGCCCCACACACAACCTACATGGAACAGTTACTTCAAGACACTGGTTCACTTACATCGACTCATGGTAGCACTTATGACAGAAAGCTAAGTAGTGGCACTGGGTATGGCAACTATGATAAATCTATGTCATTGGATCAGCTTAGCACTACCAACAGTATGTGGGGTAAGCGCAAGTTAGAAGCATATGAAATGTATGGGGTACGTAGAAGAAATCTTAGAAGCAAGATGGCTGCTGGTCAAAGGCACCAGAACCATCAGATGTTTAACAGCCCGATTGGTCACCACAGGATGTAGGCATGGTTAAAAGCGCACTATTAAATCTTCAGAACTATGTCCATGGTGGATTTCTAAATACTGCTGGATTCTATACTCTTGCTCCCGAGTATGGAGAAGGATTTAGCGACTGGAGTGATACTCGCCACACCAAGTGGGGCAATACCAAGTGGGACATATCTCGTGGAACTGGACTGGGTGGACCTCCTAGTTTTCCAAGAGGCAGGGGCAAGGTGGGGGACCCTGGGATTGGAAAGACTCTTGGCAGTCTCTTTGGACCAGCTCTTAGTGGGTATTTTATGTACCGAGGGTGGACAGGTGCAGACGGTGGTGAGGGCGGTGTTGTTGGAGCAAAAGATGCTCTTGCTTACGACATAGGAGTAATGAGCGGGATGCAGCGGTGGAGCCATGTGCGCCAAGCAGGTGGGGGAAAGCATGGGGGCAAGGTAGGCCAGTTCAGATATCGTAGTCGTGGTATGCCCGGCAGCATAGGGGTAATGCTTGGTGCTGGCATAGGAGCTAATCTTGGACAATCTGTGCTGGGAACCCCTGGCTCACTTATGGGCGGCTATGTAGGTGGTGCTATGGGTGCAGCTACTATAGGTTCGGGTTCGTGGCTGGCAGCCGGTCCAAGAGCGCTAGCAGCAGGTGCAGTAATAGGTGGGGCGGTACTTGTAGGGAAGGGGGCGTTTAGCTTGGTGAAGACTGGCTATAGACGAGGGGCAGCTCGCCATTCAATTGACACTGCTGGAGATACTTCTGCCTTTATGACACGCAACGCAATGACTATGAGAGCTAGGTCTGTGGAGGCTATGAGAAACTCACATATGAACGCGCGTCAATCTTTGGGAATGGAGGCGACATATTTGCACTCCTCCCGCAATTACTTCTCTAACTATAGGTAAGCATGAGTCCCACTATCAAAGAGTTACTTAGTGAACTCTATACTACTAATGAGTATGGATATACACATCAGGACCCTGCTGCGAAACCCGATCCTGCTCTTGCTGAACACTATAAAGAAGAGTATGGAATAAAAACTGATGTCCATAGAACTTGTATCAATTGTCAGATACGACAGATAGAGAAATATAAAAGAACTAAGAAAAATGAAAGTGCCTTTAAGGTAAGCTGCAACTTTATCCCCAGAGGATTACCTAATGGCTCCAAGGAAAAGATAAAGCGTCTTAGTGCTGCTAATGACATTCCTTATGATAGAGCAAGAAAGCTTCTTCTCTCTACAGTCGATCCTGTAGCTTGGGCAGAGCTGATGTTTGGTTTTGATGATAGCGATGAGAACTGGCGCATACGAAATTATCAAAAGGAACTGCTGCGTTGCACTAGTCTTAGAAATGTATGCAGGTGGGGGAGGCGCTCTGGGAAATCTTTTATAATGGCATTGAGGCTTGTTTACTATGCTTTCAACCTGAAAGTAAGCCGTGGTTTAGACGCAGAAGGCAACCCTGTAAGTCATGGTCCTGAGATCTTAATCATTACACCTTATCAATCTCAACTAACTGTTATCTTTGATGAAATGGAGGCCTTCATCAAGAGAAACGTTGAACTTAGAAGAGAGGTTACCACTGGTACAGGAGATAGTCTGTACATTAAAACTCCCACCTATAAGATGGAACTAAAAAGCGGTACTTCAATTAAGGGATTCGTGTCTGGGCTTGGAGTCAAGTCTGATGGTTCGGGTGGTGGTACAATTCGAGGCGGCTCAGCAGACATTATCTATCTCGATGAAATGGATATGATCCCAGATGATATTCTGGATAAAGTTATTACACCAATCTTGCTCACAAGGCCAGGCGTGGTGCTGATGGCCACTTCAACTCCTATCGGGAAGCGAGGCAAATTCTACAACTACGCACTAGAGCGTGCGGATTTCAAAGAAGATTATTACCCATCTACGGTACTTCCTCATTGGGATAGCGTAAAAGAAGAGATAGAATCTGAAACTACTGAGGAGGGTTTTGAGGCTGAGTACATGGCTCAGTTCGTTGAGGGTAACTATGGAGTCTTTCGTCCTTCATGGATACATGCAGCTCGGGCAGACTATACCTATGACCAAACAGCCAGCCAAGAGTTCCTAAGAACATCACTAGGTGTCACTGAGCCAGCCAATATGCTTACCTGTATAGGTATTGATTGGAACAAGAATGCAGGTACTGAGTTCTATGTACTCTCTTATTCTACTTCTACAGGCAAGTGGTATGGTAGAGAGGCAATTAATATTCCAGCTTCTAAATTCTCAGCTAAACGCTGGATGGAAGAAGTGGTACGGCTCAACCACAAGTGGAAGCCTGATTGGATCTATGCTGATGAAGGTTATGGTCACACAATCATCGAAGACTTACTTCTCTATGCTCATAGACTGAAGAGAAAAGAAAATAGAAACGAGATAGAAGAACAATCTGTGAGGCTTTCTGATCGCTTAGTAGCCTTTAACTTTTCAAAGACAATTGAACTGAGAGATCCTATTGATGGAACTATTATCAAGAAAGCGGGCAAGCACTACCTTGTTGAGAATGCTGTTAGGATTCTTCAAGATGAACTTATCGTATATCCTGAGAGCGATGAGGACCTAACTAAACAACTAATGAATTATGTTATCCTAAGAACAGCGCCTACTACAGGAAAGCCTGTGTATGGTCCAGAGAATGTTCGTGTTGGCGATCATAGACTAGATGCATTAATGTTGGCACTTGCAGGACTATCTCTTGAGGTGTCAGTATATAGTGGTAATCAACTTCCCATTTCCAGACCAAAGTTTATCAATAAGTCTTCAGGAGAAGGTTCTTATATGTCTCCCAAAGCAGAAGCAAAAGAAATGTTTAACGAAGCTAGGGCAAGAGGTCTCCCTGGATTTCCTAGTGTATTGCAGATAGTCAGAGGAGAGGGTCCCGAAGTAGATAGGCTTGTTAAGCAAAAGTATCAGGCGGAAGAAACCTTGTCTGGAAAACACTTCCGCAAGAGTAGAGGAGATATAGGACGTACTAGAGAACCAGATGCACACCAGAGTATATTCGAAGGACTTGCTTCTCATTCTAATCATACTAGAGGTCATGAGATGGACTTAGAGGGTATCAATGAGGTAAAAAGTATGTCTAAGCCACATCGTGTTGGTCCTAGAGTACGCTCTCGTGGTAGAGGCAACATTGGTAAAAAGAGGTAGACAATGGTTAGAGCAATGATGAGTAGGCTTGGTAAGCTTAGAGGGACGAGTAGCCGAGCTATAGATAAAGTTGCTGGTACAGGGCAGGGCGAGCAATTGTCCTTTGGCTTTGCTACTAGAGTAAAGCCGGGTGCCCCTCAAATGTGGGGAAAGACTGGAAGCGGTGAGCAAGCCTTACTCTTTCCTGATCGTGGTCCAGGCGCAATACCTTCTCGCCCCGCTCCTGATCGTGG